AAGCTTTTGAGAAATTTTGTTTAAAGATTTAGTAGCTTCTTCATCAAAATTATTACTAGCATTATTCAAAGTTCTAATAAAATTATTTAATCCTTGAATATTCATTATGCCCTCTCTTTATAGCTTAGCAAAGTTTCACTATGAGAAGAATAATAGAACGGCTTAGAAGCTAAATAAGAAGATATTTTACCCATACTAGATACTTCTACTATATCTCCCTCTCGTACGTCTACGTTAGGATTTAAAAATAATAAATGTGAAAAGGCTAAAGCGCCTACCCCGTCAACGTTCATTACTTGGATATCCTTTTTAGATAAAGCACATTTAGCATCTTCTACAATTATTATTTCTTTAGTTTCAGTTACACCAGTATTATGATTTTTTATCTTTTCTTTTCTCTTAATAGTACACCTATCAAAGTAGGTACTTTCTAATATTTCTATATCAGTCATTAAAAACACCTAACTTTTCTATATGTATTTAATATTTTCTTATCACTATCAGTTAAACTAACACCATTTGAAGAAGTTTGAACGGCTTCACCAACATTATATTCAATCTTAGTATCGCCACGGCTTATAGACTTAATTTCTCCTGTGTTTTGAGTTCCACCAGTTACAACAGGTTTCATAATAGATACAACTTTATCTTCTATGAAACTTTCTAATCCTTTTGATAGCTCATTTACATTACAATAGTCTATAACCATAGTTTCAACTTTTGCTAGATATAATAAAATCATATTGTCATGCTTATCATCAGTAATATTTAATAAAAGTTTTATATTTTCTAACATACAATCACCTCACCTTTAAAAAAAGGCAAGGGATTTATTCCCCTACCTTAGTAGTTTTAATTATTTCTTTAATGATCTAGTAGCGCCTACTGTTATTTTTACTGCTTTAGTAGAGTCTGTTAAAGCTACTAAACACACTTTTCTAGCTATTTCAGTATTTATTCTGTGTTCTTTATCTCTATCAGCTTCTAATTGTATTCCTTTTTTATTAAATAATGTTACAGCTTCTTTAGTTGCTAAGTATGCAGTATTTGCAGGAACTTTTCTAGAATGTATTACAGGTACTCCAGATATATCTCCTACTTGACCTGTGTATAATATTTCTCCAAGTCTTGAAGCTTTGAAATCTTCATCTTTTCTTATTGTAGCTTTTAAATCGTTCCCAACTAATAAGAATAATCCTTTTTCATCTTCTAAATTCATTTTTTCTATTGCATCAACAACAGTGTCATAAGAGAATTTATCAGTAGAATGTAATGTAGTAGTTTTAGCTATTTCAACAAAGTAGTCATTGTTCATGTCATTTTTCATTTCTACTGACATTCCTTTTGCTCCTACTTCAACCACTTTAGGGTCTTTCATGTATTGCTCATCTGTATAATCAAATACTTGTTGTTTTACTTGTACTCTATATTCTTTTTCAGATACAGTTACTCTACCTCTAGTAGTGTTTGTTGCTCCTTCTTCCACTGCTTCTACTGACCCTTCATATAAGTAAGTATTTATATGTTTAACCATACCTGCATTTTCTTGAAGTTGGTTATCTATAGTCATTAATTGAATTGTGTCTAATGAAGTTTCTAATATATCTGTTATTCTATCTTCTACAACTTTTCTATCTAATATTACGTTATTTGGTACTGCCATGTTTATCACCATTCCTTTTTTTGTTATTTAGATAACTCATTATAAAGCTCTCTATCATTATTAAATAATTCTTGTCTTTGCATTAAGTCCATTTTCTTGAACTGTTCTTTAGTTATTGAAGTTACACTTGAAGATGTAGTGGTTTTCGGTACGTTACCTCTTAATCTTTCAGTTACTACCTTCTCTACTGCTTCATTAAACTTAGATTCAAATAACTGTATATTTTCAAAAGTTTTTTCTGCATCATTACCTTTAAGCATTTCAGCAAATTGAACAGGTAAGTTTTTAGAAGCTAATTGCTTAGTTGTTTCATTAAGTAATTTTTCACTTTCAAAAGCTCTTATCTTGTCATTTAGCTCTTTTTCTTTAAGTTCTAAAAGCTTACTGGCTTTTTCTTGTTCACTTAACTTAGCAAGTTCTTCAGCCTGTTTCCTTTCAGCTTCTATCTTAGCTTCTATATCTTTTCTTTCTCTAGCTAATCTTTTATTAACTATGTCATTTATTTCGTCTTGCGACTTATATCCTTTAAGTATTTCATTAACTTCTTCTTGAGTAAAAGTCTTAACTTCTGCTGTATCAACTTTTACACCTGTATTTTCTTGTACTTCATTATTAACAACGTTGTTTATATTTTCCATTTAATCCTCCTAGTTTTAAGTCATAGTAGACTTTAAATAATCCATGTTTCTTTAATGTCTAACAAGTAAAAGACAATAAAAAAGCCCTTACTAAATCAGTTAGCAAAAGCCAAAAAAGACTATATATAATATATATTTATTCTTTATTCTTTGATAGTGTTGCCCTTTAATTGCCCTTTTATTGCCCTTAAAGTAGCTCAAAGTATTGAAAACACTACATTTTAATTGCCCAATAGTTGCCCTTTAATTGCCCCATTGTTGCCCTATTATTTAATTTTATAAATTTTAGCCCATTCTTTATAAGTCATATTTGAAGGAATTTCTATTCCTTTTCCTTTTTCATCCCTTGCAAATCTAGTAGACATATTATCTTCTACATAAGGCAATTCTGTACACCTACAATATGGATGTAAAGGACTTGAATTAACTCCAACAGTTCTTTCAGATAATTTAATTATTTCTCCATCCCATTTACCACAGTCGCTACAAGTTCTTTTGTCTAAAGCACTTGAGTATTGATAATGCTCTACATCTAATTCTTTATATGCTTTCATAGTAGCTTCGCCCATAAAATATGAATGTTCTGTATGTATAAGCCTTACACAGTTTTTATAATCAGCATCTAGTCTTTTACTTAAAGCTTTTGAAGTTTCTTTAACTCCTTTTCCTTGTATAATCATTTGAGTTAATTCTTGAAGCATAGCATTTTTTAATTTAGTTCTATTTATCCATAGATTTTGGCTATAACTTCTCCCACTCCAAGGGAAGGCTAATATTTCTTTTATCATGTCATTATCTATATATGAAAAACTAACTCCAACACCTATACTTTTATGTATATCAAAAATAGTTTGATAGTAATTATCTTTGATAGTGCTACTATAAGCCACTGTAAGCCTTTTATTAGTGCTTTCATACACCTCATTAATGTATTTACCACATTGATAAAACATTTCTTCTAAACGGCTTATGTGACTTTTCATAGCTAAAGTGTTTAACTCTAGTAAAAGCTCTTCATCCCCTGTAGCCTCTATAAGCTTCATATAAGACTTTAAATCCCTTTTAAACTCTCTAAACTCACTACTGTTTAAATATTTTTTAGCATCAGAATAAGATAGGTTATTATCATTAGCGTATTTATAAAATAAATTACTAATTTCTTTACCTATCTCATTCATGGCTCTTTTATATTCATCAACTAATTCTTTTTCTATTTTTTTTAAATCTTTTAAGCCTTTTTTAAGTTTATAAGCTTCTCTTTTTTCCCAATACTCTTTACTGGTTAAATTATTCTTCTTCGGCATTTATATCACCTAAATTAGAATAATTGTCCTCATATAAACTATTAGCTTCATTCTTTTTTCTTTCTAATTCGCTTGCAACATCATCAACATAAGGAGATAATGCAAGTATTGTTTCCTCTGATAATATACCTGTTAATTTTTGCATAGTATCAGCTATTTCAGTATCGTTGTAAGGTTTATTTCTCGTGAATATAGGTTGAATTTCCATGTAACTCATTTCACTATTAGTTTTTATTTTTAAGAAGTTACACATAAGTTCTAATCTTCTTAATAAACCTTTTTTAAACTTAGCTTCTTTAATTCCTACTAAATTTTCTAAAGCCATTAATTTATAAGATAATGCAACTCCACTTGAGTTATTAGAAAACTCACTATCATTCATATTAGGTACACAAGAAAACCTGTGTATGTCATTATCTAATCTGTTTTTATAGTTTTCTAAAGCACTGTCTTGGATATTTTTTATAAGATATTCTGCTTTGCCTTCATTATCAGTAAAGTTTATTATGTTTTGATTTTCTATGTCTTTAGCACTTTCTTCATCCATTAAATACCCACTTATAACTAAGTAAGCATGAGTGAAACTTTCAAAGTCATTAGCACTATCACTTTGAGTTTTATCGTAAGCATCTATTAAAGGCTTAACTTTTTCAAAGTCCCCAAATCTTTCGTCATTGTTTATATATACTGATACTGGAACATCTAAGAAATAATGAGGTACTTGGTCAACAAGTCTTACGTTATCATGTTCTTTTATATAGTAAGTTATATTATTCTTGTCATATACTTCAACATGAGTTACAATATCTTCACTATTTATTATTTTTTCATCATAATATCTAATAGCAAACATGATGTTCTCTTGTAATGTATTATCATATACTACCACACATTCGCTAGGGTCAATAGAAGTAAATCTAATATTTGTATCTTCATCAATATACATTATTTCTATACCGTAGCCACAGATACTAGACATTTTAGCTAAAGTAGTATTATTATCAGCTTCATCATTATAAGCTAATAATTCTTTTATAGCTTCAAAGTTTTCTATGTTAGTATAAGATACTGGTTTCCCTAAAAAATATCCAACAGCAGTATTAGTTATATAACTTGCATAAGGGTTTGATATTTTATTTTTAGGTTTATTTCCGTTGTTATATTCTCTATAAACTATATCATTGTTGTTATTATAATAATCTTTTAACTTATTAATTCTTTTAGCTTCTTCTTTATGAAGCTCAAGTACATATTTAATAACATCTACTGTCATTTCTGTATCTTTATTAAGTTTAATCTTTCTCATACTACACCCCCTTATAAATTAAATCTATCTCTATTAAATTTATTTCCAACTTTACTTTCTGAATAAATGGCATATCTTAAACTATCTAAAACATCGTCCGAAGATTTAATCGGTTCATCTTTTCCACTTTTCCAAACATAGTTGTATATTTCTTTTTTAAATATATCTACATTATCTTCTAATATAAAAAGCTTATTAGTTTTAAATAAAGAAGCTATCATTGATATCCCTTCAAGGACATTTTTATTTGCATTTATTGCCCTTATATTATTTTTTCTTAATTTGTCTATATAATCAGGTCTAGCATGGTCGCAGTAAAAATTAATATTGCCATATTGAGTTTTAATATCTTTAGCTATGTCAATCCATTCTTCAATGTCTTTGTGTTGGTAAGCATATTCTTTAATTAAATAGTAGTTATTATTTATATCTTTACCAACTACAACCATTGAACCAAAGTGTTCCCAACCAAAGTCAACACCTGCAAAGTATTTAACTATATCAATATTATTTAAATCTTTTATATAGTGAATATCTTTATTAAAATCTTTATATACTACACCTTCACTTGCAACCCATACCCCTAATATATCTCTATCGAAAAACATTCCGCTAGGAGTAGAAGCTTCAATACTTTCTACATATTCTTTATTTAAAAAAATATTATCATATAAAGTAAAGTTAAAAGCTTTTATATTTAATTGACCATTAGATAATCTTTGTCCGCTTTTATCTATGTAATCCACCTTTACTGTATGAGTAGGATTTTCTGGGTTTGTATCCATAAATATTCTTGCCCCTTCGTAAGAACATCTTGAAATGGCTTCTTTCACAAAAGTATCATGCAAGGTAGTAGCTTCATTAAGCAATGCACCTGCACTTGTAAACCCTCTCATCGCTTTATAGCTGTCTGCATTTGCTCCATGGAAGCAATATATTTTATTCCCATACAATTTAAAAGAACTGTCTTTCCCTAAAGTTATTTCTCTACCTAAAATCAGCTCCATATCATTTAAGATATTTCTTCTAATAGAAGATTGAGTAGTTCCACCTATTATAAAACTAACACCCTTGTTTCTAAATAAAGACACATGAGCTAAGAATATTTTTATTAATATAAAAGTTTTTCCTGCTCTTTTTGCTCCACTACAAATAAGAATTTTAGGGTTATCTACTACAAAGCTTTTAAAGGCTTCTATTTGCTTTGGAGTGTAATTATTAAGCTCCATTTTTACCTCTTAGTTCAAGTATTGCATTAGCTATTTTTTCAGCTTCTCTATCTTCTAAATTAGTATCTTCTTCTTTAGCTTTTTTAGGATACAAGTCAGTAAGTGTGTTAAGTTCTTTTATTGTATTTAACATTGAGCTTGAGTTTGCCTGTTTTAATCCTCTATATTCTATATCTTCTTGAGATTTATCTAATAGCCACATAAGCTTTTCTTCGGCTCTACTTCTAGTCCATAGTGCATTTTGTTTATATTCTTCCAATAATTCTTGATACCTTAGGGAAACCTTAGGGTTATTAAGCAGCTTTGAAGCTTCTATGTCTATACTTTCATCTTTCATTTTTTTGCAATTATAAGCAAATTTATAGGCTTCCCTTTGGGAGTTGCCCTCTATTAATCTTTGTACAAATATTTCTTGTTTTGTGGTAAGTCCCAAAGTTCCACCTCCTACTTTATATACTTTGACGATGATTTTAATAAAATAAAAAAGAAGCCTAATAACTAGACTTCTCCCCCTTTGGTACTACTATCATTTCTTTTTCGTACCATTTAAGTTTTTTGGGAACTGATGAAGCTTTTACAACTTTATCAATATCCACCCAAACTTTAACCTTAGTTTTATTCTCTTTCAACTCAATTCCCCTCTTTGAGTTTTAATGTTAGAGTACTAAAATTAATTAATACTCTAAAATAAAAAATCAAATAAAAGGATAAATAAAAATGAAAAAATTAAAACCACCTAAAACTAGGTGGCATTTTAAGGAGTTATAATACAATGTTTACAAATCATGTAACAATAATATATTACTATATCTAAAATGAAAATAAAACGTATTTTAAAAGTAAAAACATAGTAATTTCAACTATTCTACTAAATTTACTAAGTTGTTTATAATTCTATCTTTATTAATCCAAATAGTTTTAGTTTCATAATAGTTTAATTTTAGTGCTATTTTATTCATTCTAATATTTTCTATATAGAAAGCTTCTACTATATATCTATCTTTAGTATTTAAGCTTTCTAAAAGTGCATCAGTTAAACTAACTTCATATTTTAATTTATCTAATTCTTTTTCTCTTTTAATTATTAAATCAGACAAATCACTTTGATTTGAAGTTTGAATTTTTTCCTTTGAATAATCTATGGCACTTATAGTAAAGTCATCATCAGTAACTATACCCAATTCAAGTATCTTTATTCTTGATTTATTCTTTTTATAATTTCTTAATAAATTTTCTATATATTTATATTTGTCTTTAGTCATTTTATCCCCTTGATTTTAGCTTAGAAGCTTTGCTAAGTATCTTGGCTATATTAACTCCTGTTTTAGTCAATTCTTTATCTTTATATATTAATTTATTATTGTTTAATATAAGCATTTCACTTCTTGATACTGCTATTAAATTATCTATATCAAAGTTTTGCCTGTTTCCATCTGCAAATATAACATTGTGGTTTTTTGGAACTTCTCCGTAATGTTGTTCATAAATATATCTTTGTTTTAGCTTCCATGTTCTAGGATCAGCAACTTTTATCTCAACATATCCATCTTTATTTATTCTTTCACTTCCAACTGGTCGATATTGTGGTGGAATAGTTCCTTTTTTAAAAGATGTTTTATTTGCACCTATATATCCTTTAAGTCCTTTATTCCAAGGTATACTTCCTTTTCTAAAGCACCCTGTAGTTTCAGTTCTTAAATTATATCTATTCATAGCCCCTTTGATTTGTTGGTCTGTGAAATCATAATTAAACTTATCTTTCATTAAAGTTGCTATTTCTTTATAAGTTTTACCTTTTACAATAGAAGTTAAATACTCTTTTTCTTCTTCACTCCATTTATGAAGCCTTTTATTTTTACTTCCTTTAGGTCTGCCAGTATTCATACTATTAGCCCTCTAACATCTTAGGGCTTTCTTGCATATATTCAGTAGAATATTTTTTAGCTTCAAGCACAACCCTAGCATTTAATATTATTTCTTTAGCTATATTTGCTACTGCTTTGCTTCTT